CTGGCCTGAGCATTACCCACTGCAACTGAACCGTCATTCTTAAGCCACGCATACTGACTACCATCTTCATTGCGCAACTTAATACCATTATTACTGAATGATTTGATAACATTTGGTAAAGAACGAATGCCCGGTACAAAAACAGCATCCTGCTGATTGTGAAAGCGTGCGGCAGGATTATCAGCTGTACCACCTGTTTGCTTCCACGCGTCAATACACCGCTGACTGAAATGAACAAGCCCTTCACAACCAACATCAATCTGGAACTCGACAGTAAAGCCATCACCCGGAAAAGATACGGGGACATCTACAATGGGAGCAGGCACCCATGCAACACCATTGATGTCCACGCGCTGGATACCAATCTGAATCTGAGCGCGTTGTGTCTTCGGGTCGAACGCCAGCACGTGTCCCGGAATGGAGGTGTAAACAGTTTTCATACTCTCAGCAAATGCGGTACGTTGCACCTGTGAGCCTGACGCTCGTTTAGTGTTGCTGGTCATAACAACCCCGGAATACTGACAATGGTGAAATAATACAGGAATGACGGTTGACAGTCACGTCAAAAGTGCGATAGGATTTATCTTAAGGGTGAGTTCCACTCAGCACATGTGGGTCACGTTGTTAGCTGTGAAGCTCCTTGTCACGCTGTAGCGCAACGATAAATGACATAATGTGTCAGCCTCCTTCATGACAGGATACGCACTGTGGCGATAAGCGTTGGCGTCCGGGAAGAGACCGGAGTATTGATGTGAGATGTGCTGACATGAATACCTGCTGTGCCGTTATCGTTGCTTTTGTCCCTTAACCGGGACATTTTTTTTATTTAGCGTATTGCTGTCCACGCCTGAGAGAATCATTAACACGTGCCACAGCTTCACCACGAGTAATCTTTCCGTCATAATTTACATCCAATCCGGAATTGGAGTTATAGACACTGGAAGGAGAGGTGGCAATCACATAACTATCTGGTTTACCAATAGCAACCGGCCAGAACACAGCCATATAGCAATCACCTAAATTATTAATTTTACCTTTGTACTGGTTAAAATACTTTTCCACGTAGTCAAGCTGCTGCACCGCCGTCATGCGTGCAAGTTGTGTCGTGCTGGTGCCCATTGATTTAGCCGTAGAACTCACAAACTGAATAAGTCCTGTTGCACTACTTCCGGGATTCTTAATGGACGGAGAGAATGTGTAGCCAGTTTCAAAGCCCATGACCGACATAAGCCATGATGGGTCAATGTTCAGATTTGTTCCAATCTCCCGCACTCTCACACGAAATTCTTGAGAAACACGAGCGCCCCACGCGAGAGCACCTGTAGACATGGCTCCCGGTAGTGGGGCAGAGTTGGCCCGCAGTCCATCAATTTCAGTTACCCATAAATTCCCATGAGAGTCACCGCGATGACGTAGTTCAAAAATGTTGTATTCGCCTGTCGCGCGCGCGTCACCTGCCAGACCTACGACAAAAAGGTTACCAGCATTGAAACTCTGGAATTCTGATTTAATGTTGATGCGACCATTGATGCGGAAATAAGGATTTAACCTATTGATAACATAAACCCCAAGTCCGTTCGGTCCGCGTGTCACTTCAGGTACACCAACCATACCTGTGAACTGTGAAATTTCAGTGATAGCTGTTGTACGTGCCGCAGTGCGTCGTGTAATGACTAGCCGTCCCCTGTCCTGCACCCAGTCAAAGTTATAGGCCTGCGCAAGCTGGTTCAGTTCCTGTGGTATATCACCATCCACCATATATCCACTGGTGAGAGCGATATCGGCAAACTGAGACTCATCAATATCTAACGGACGCGGCCACTGCTTAGCAATATCTTTCAGCACGTCAAGTAACTGCACGCCCTGACTGTACGATGAGTTGAGTGAGCCTCTGTCTCTCACCGGGTCGCCAGACTTGCAAAGAAAACGTTGCACCGTGGAGGCACCATCACGCTCTCTGAATGTGTTAGTGACATAACCTTTAAAAATAGTGTCAACCTGATTTGTGTAACCGGCACGAAACTCAATAGAGGAGCCTGCATCAACCGTGGAAGTTTTTGCAAGGTTATATATACGGAAGTCACCAAAAGCCAGTGTCTCACCCGGTTTGATGTCAATGTCAAAAACAACACGGAACTGATACGCGTCACTTTCGCTGATGTACGTTTCACCATTTATGATGACACTGTAAAGACGGCGGTCTGTCATTCAGATACCCACACGAGGTGATTGTTAAGTCCGAGGTTATCAAGCATTACTTCGTCACCAACAAAGACGAATCGACCAATGTCAGCACGATAACCATCAATGACGTCTGCACCCGGTACAAGCATTGCACCAAGCACAAGCGGTGTTCCGTCCCGGTAAATATCTAATGACCACGCTGGTACATCTGTATATGAAATATAATTGACTTCAAAATCCAGATAGTTATCCCCCAGCTGCAAACTGAATTGCTGGTGTGCATTTGACGGACCGTTGCTCAGTGGTATTTCCTGCATCAGAATATCCCATCCAGTACGTTATTAACCGAGGTACTCACCGTATCATTAACATCTTTAGCAATCTGCTGACCCTTCTTAACAACTGATGCGAGTGCTGACTTTGTCGGGTCACCGTCACGGAGTTGCATTTGTGAAGGCTGTCCGAGTGTCTGCAACCGGTCAAGGGTAATCAGTTCCTGCATCTCACAGACGAAAATCAATCCGGACTCATTGGAAATGTCTTTGGTGCGACCGATGCGGCTGATGACCATATTCTTTAATTGAATATCGCCCGCATCAATAGCAAAAGGCTCACCAGAACGCATGAGAGTGATTAGGAACTCAAGCGTAGTGGATGCACGTGTCTCATCACTACCAGCCAGAAAACCTGCAGCAAGACCCGCTACGGCAGCAACATAAGGGTTGTTCGTAAGGTTCGACAATCCACCCGCAAGAAAGTCAGTCAGTTGCACTTTCAGCGGATTGTTACTCACTGCACCGGTCATGGTCCAGCGGACAGGCTGGATGATGCGATGGTCATTCACATTCACGCCGGATTCCACGGGGTACATGGTCCACTCTACAGATACGTCCAGCGTATCTTCCAGCACTGCATCAAACTGGTAACCGGCAATGGTGGGTGCCTGACGGGTGAATAAACTGATAATGCTCATGTTACCTCGCCGTTGTGGATTGCATATCGTCTACCGTCATTTGATTGTTGCGTTGCTGAACTTCGGTAATTTTGCTGTCCAGTGCGCGACCATCCAGTTCAACACGCATGTCAACGTTATTCATCACTGTGGCTTTGAGCGGCACTGCGTATAGTTTTTCAGCAACAGCCTGACCCACAGCCGCAGCCGAATTATAATCATTCACCTGTGCCTCTGGTGCATAATTACTGGTATCGATATATGCACGCTTTTGCGATTCGTAATCCTGATTGAGAGCGTCACCCGCATCCCATGTTTGGGGTCTGGCTTTATCTGGTGAATTATTATTCTGACCGCCTATGTTTTTTTCAAAAAGCCAGCTGGGTAATTCATAGCCTGTCTTTTCTTTAACGCTGGACTGGTCAGCATTCCAGATACTTTTTGCGACATCATAACCTTTACCCAACAGCGAATCACTGTGAATCATCCCACCTGCCATATCACCTTGTGACTCATCGAAAACTTTTTTATCCCATAACCACGATGGTAATTCAGCACCGGTCAGATTCTGCACATCCTGTTGATTCATATTCCACGCCAGCGTACCAGCGCCTGCGAGCGCCACTGGTGGTGCAACTGCACCGGCAAGCGCACCTACGCCACCCAGTCCTGCTGCACCAAGCAGAGGAGCCGCCACACTTCCTGCAATGCCTGCACCCAGCATGGACAACCCTGCACCTGTGGCAACAGGGTCGCGCTCAGCCATTGGCGCAACAACATTACTCAGAATGTCAGAGCCTTTATTAATGATGTCAGTCATACCCGGCAGTACTGCAGTGCTGATAGTATTTGCAACACCTTCCCAGCGGTTCTGTGCTTCACCAATCGCAGCATTATACTGGCGTGACTTCTCAATCAGGTCATCACTTAATCCGGCAACCTCGTGAACATGGTTCAGTACATCACGATAACCATCAGAGCCTTTGCGCAGTAATTCCACAGTGGCAGGAGATAATCCGAGTGTATTAGCGACGCCCTGTTGCTGGTCGCGGTTCAGTCCGGGGAATTGCTGCGAAAGTCTTTCCATAAACTGACTACCCGATTCGGCATTATCAAGCTGGCGTACATCAACACCGTAGTGAGCCAAGTCAGTAAAAGTAGAATAGTCACCTTTGTTACGCAGGTTGTTAATGGCTGTCTCAACGCGGGTGATTTCACTCACAGCATCCGTGGCATTACCACCGAGCGAGCGAAGAGCGTTGCCGTAGTCATTAACGTATTGTGTGGAGGTGTAAAGCTGATTTGTGTTCAGACGCAGGTTGTTAACACGCTCTGCTGTCTGCGATGCTGTGGCACCAACACCAACGAATGCGGCACTAAGCGCAGCACCAGTGGTACCAGCGAGTGACTTAACACCCTCCATAGAGGTGCTGATTTCACGCTCGCCCCTACGAAGCTCGGAAACGTCGTACCCTATACCAACCAAAAACGATGTAATTACATTAGCCATTCGTTGCCTCTAACATTTCATCCATCGCCTGATTGAACATTTCAACATCAGCAAGCGAGTAGGTACCGTCGTTCAGTTGTGCCCATGTGCAGAAGGGGGGACACAACCCGTTGATGCCGGTACAGGGTCGCATCAGAAACCAGTTTATACTGCTTGTTCTTCCTGAGCTGGACTGACGCTTCTTACGGCGTCGTCCAGCCATGAGAAAAAACCCTCCAGATTCCACAGAATTAACTGTGACAGAAGAGTGTTCCACTCAATCATTTTACCGCTGAAATCCTTAACGCTGACCGGTGTTTCACTGCCTGCGATAACAACGCGCTCGGTCAGTAAACTCACAACCTGCTTCTTAAGCTGCTGTGGCATTGACAGAAAGAATGGCACCAGAATCTTATCGCCCATACTTGCACCAAGTTGATTAGCGGCAGCAGCACGTGACAGCAGTGACGCAGAAAGCAGTGACAGCAATTC